TAGAGCTGCCACCTCGTCTTTTGGGTGTTCCCGTCAGGGGACGTCCCCGAACACCCAAAAGACGAGGTGGCAGCTCTAGCTTCTTGCAGCTAGTGCTACGGGCCCCGCCTTTAGTTGGGAGGCGGGATTGCAGGTAATATGTTAATGTGGATGTGGTTGTGGGGACACAGAAGCTTTATTTAGAGGTTAGGTGGGAGTTGTAGATCCATCATTGTGACGGCGGTTTCTGCGGTGCGATCACGTTTATTGACCATTTGTCGATATCGGATTTGTGGTTTGGAGATTGTTTCGGTGTTGCTGGTGATGCTGCGGTCATATGTGGTGCTTGTAGAATATGGATCTTCTCTGATGTTGTATGGTGATTCTCCGGATTCCTTTTCGATGTTTGTCCATGTTCTTCTTGCTCCTCCTGTTCTATATCTGACTGCATTTGGTGCTCTTGGTGCGTCAATTGAGTATATTTGTGTCCATGCTAGTGGTCCCCATGTTGGAGCGAATATTCTGCTTCTTCGTTTCTTGGCTGCTAGGTGTAGTGTGACTCTGAAGCATCCTTGAGTGAGTGTTTCTACGTGTGTGCCATTGTCGTCGAATAATGGTACACCTTTAAGAAAGCATTGTGTGGGTGGATATTTGTATTGTTCATATTCGGTGCCTGCCCAGAATAATGCAGGTTTTTTAAGGGTGGTTGTTTGTGCTATTGATTTCTGCATTTCTTGCCACCACCAGTTCATGGGCACAACTGGCATGTTTAATAGGTTTGGTATGGTAAAGTCATCTTTGGTGAGTTCTGTTGTTGCCCATGATGAGTATGTTGATAATGGATCTGGGTCGTCGGTGGTGGTAATTTTGTATGATCCTGCTTGACCTGCTCTTCCTATGTGTTGGAATGGATTGTCATGAACATATGGAGTCCATTTTGCGATGCAATCTAAATTATACCATTTATTAGTATCACAATCATGAGCATTCCAGGAAAATGACATACTGTTTTTTCCGGGTCTTAATTCCATGATGCTATCTGGATCAGTTAGTGGGTCCCAGAAGAGTCCATTGGGTATATCTGATTCATTAGCGACGCGTGGCCATGTAGAGTAGCTTAGTACAGTAGGTATATATGAATATGTGGTGTCACTAACATTGCGTGGATTTGCGGTGCGCCATGAGTATACTGGAAATACTGTTTTATTCCATGAGTTATTGTTATCTTTATATTGTCCCTCTTTATATGCGAGGTTAAAGTGATTGAATGGTGTGTCTAAATACCAGTTATGATAACTAGTTTCGTATATATCGTCTTGTGCTCCTAATGTATATATGGTGTTATTAAATGCTGTAAATGCTGTGGTGCCTTGAATAGCGAGTTGTTGTGTCATAGGTATAGGATTATATACAGTGACAGTGTATCCTTTTACTGTATAAGCTTCATATTTAATCATGAAATTACACCATTGTTTGGGAGTAGTGAAGTGTTTCCATAGTATAGTTGGTATTATATGCCATCCGGTGTTGATTTCTCCTGTGGACATAACTTGTCCTGTTTTGCTTTTAGGATCAGTGTCATTGTTAGGATAGATGTAAGGTCCATTTTTCCAATATGCCATGTAGGTGTTAGTGTAGCTGACATCTTCAGCCATATTTTGTCTGTAGGTAGGAGAGATACATATACCATTGTAAGCGTGTTGGTATAGTTAAGGAGCCCATTTCCCTATCCAATCTAGGTTCGGTGGTTGGAATTTCAGGCCATGTCTTTTGTGTTTTGGTTTTCCCCAACACCACCACTTCTTGGCTAGTTTTGCGTTTTCGTATAGGTCGTCTAATATAGCAATGATCTGCTGTTGGAGTGTGGGTGAGTATTGAGGGATGTCCATCATTTCTAAGATATCTACCATAATCTCGTCTAGGTCTGCGGGTTCCCAAACGTTTTGAGCTCCCGCTACTTGTACCTCCATCTCGCTCTGTGGTATGGCTGGATCTGTATTCCCCACCGGATCGTATGCTGTGTGGAGTTGTGGTGCTGGAGCTGCTGCTAGATCTTGAGCTGTCGGAGCATTGCTCCTGCTCTGTATCTGTGTACTGGGTAGTTGTTCCACTGTTGCTCCTGCTAAGTGTTGTTGTTGTTCCCTCTCTTTCTGCCTCTGTTCTAGTTCCCATTTCTCTTTCTCTAGGTGGAGACATGGATCTGGTTGGAACATTGCTTGTCGTGAGGGTTGTTGGAACCAGTTGTTGTATGGGTTGTTCTCCTCCCGGCAAGCTGCTAGTTGTTCCCCCACTAGTAGTAGTCTCGCTGCTTCGACTTGTTTTACAAATTCGGCATTCGCAGCTATATTCACTAACTCTGTAAGTGAAAGTGGTGTTATGCATGTTATGGTTCCAGTTAAAAATAAACATTCTATTTTTAAACATTTCTTCTTCTTTAGTGCAAAATCTCCAGGGAGCATGATTTGTAGTTATTATGATGGGTGTGCGTGGTAATTTTACTGGTTTCCTGTATTTGACAGGAATGGAAGTTTCCATGCCTTCAAATACTTGTTTAGCTTTTTCTGCTAATTCTGGTGAGATTAATGGTTCTTCCCAAATACCGAATTGATTATTGATGAGTCCTTCAAAAGCAAATGTGTTGCTATTTACTACTTCTCCCCAATTAATGCATTGTTTAAATCCTGAGATGAATGCACTTTTTCCTGTATTTGTAGGACCCCATAGTACTAATGTATTTTTTTTGAGATTGGCTTTTGTGACCCATTGATAAAATATTGGATCAAATAATTGTGGTGTTATGCCTTGATGTATGAGACATAAGTGAATGTAATCTGGATGTGCTGGGTATTTAGCATTGATGTTTTGCATGGACCATCCTCCTCCTGTAGATGTTACCCAAGCAATACAGTTTTGTATGATTGTTGCTAATCCAGCTCTATGTAAGTGTTTTGCGATGATGTCAGGTGCTGCTCTCATACAATCTTCTACTGATCTACAATTGTGGTTCATGATTACATCAGTTATTTCAGCTGTAATAGTGTGCATTTGAGCTGTATTAGGATCTCCTTTTTTGATACGTTCGATTTCCTGTCGTGCTCTAAAACGTTCTCCTAAATCATGTTGATATATTGATTGAAATGTTTTGATACCTGGTAAATCACTAGCTGCTATCCAAATGGGATCTTTAACCATATAGCTGATTAAACTACTAGGTTTGTGACATTTTTGACATTTAACAACTTCTAAGGTAGGATCAGGCATTTCTATATCAGACATAGCAACAATTGCAACATCCTTCCATATTCGTTCTAAGGTACGTTTGAAACTATCAGATCTTTGTGGTGTTAGAGCTAATAAATGTATATGCATATTTCCATTAGAATCATTTTCAGCACATAAAAACCACATTTTTACAGATGGAATAGAAGACATTAAAAAAGCATATGGTCTAGGATCTTGTACAGGTAATGCATCATCCCATATAGCTAATACACATGCTTGCCATACACGTGAGTCCCAGGTATTTAGGATGGTTTGTAGTGATTGGAGATCTAAGGTTTTTTCTTCTTCATGTACCAAGCAGGTGTGGCCGTTCCACCAGTATCTTCGGAGCTCAGAGAGACTTGCTCGGGGACGTTCCACTTGCGCTTGCATTGTTGGTAGCGTAAGGCGCTGTCAAAGGAATCGTCCGGAGCACCTCTCTGGAAGATTATCAGCTCCTCTGTGAACAGATCACCCAGGGCTCTTTGAATTGTTAGGTCTCCTACTGTGAAGCGTTTTTGGCGTCCCCAGGCATACCAGGTATTATCAATTTTTTTGGTTTCAAATTCCATTTGCCATCTGTGTTGTAGTAAACAGACAGCATCTTGGATGAGATCATCTGGCTCTATGCCAGCATAGGTTTTATGTGTAGTTTGAAGGAGTACTGAGAAGCCTTGGGGTCCCTGCCAGCCGCTAGACATCTATGAAAAATAATACAAATGTTAGCTTACCTTCTGCTGTGGGTTCTTCTTCTAAAGGAGGAATGGAATCGTCTGAAGACTCACCCTTTTCGTCTGTTCGGGGTTTTTTCGCTGCAGATGGAACGTCAGATGAACTGCTTTGTTCTCTGCGTTGTAACCACTTGCCTTCTGTAATGAGCTTCTGTCGCATTGCATACCACTGCCTGTATTTATGTCCTCCCGGCATAGTGTCTACGTGCAGAATGACTCGTTTCTGTGTCCACACATAACCACAACCACCATTGACGTCACATTTCCTACGTTGCTAATTGGCCCAGCCCGCATCCGGAGGGCGGGGGCGCTG